GGGAGAGATAAGAATAAGACTGCAGTATTACTGTGCGCGGCTAACCGAATAGGCAAGACCTACCTCGGCACATACATTGACGCTGTTCACCTCATGGGTGATTACCCTGACGAGTGGGATGGTCACAAATTTGAACACGCACCGACTTGCTGGCTGCTAGGGTACTCAGGGGAGAAGACCAGGGACTTATTACAGACCGCATTGTTTGGCAGGCTAGAGGATCGGACATTCTTAGGCGGTCTAATACCTGCTGACCTGATTGTTGATTACGTTTCGATGACAGGCACATCAGGGGCTATGCGTGAAGTGAGGGTAAAGCACACATCGGGCGGTGTATCGATCTGTCAGTTTTGGTCATACACACAGGGCCAACACGCGCTTATGGGTGACTCAGTCGATTGGTATCACATAGACGAAGAGCCCAAAGACCAAGCCATCTATCCACAGGTGGTGACAAGAACACTAACAGGCGACCAGGGCAAAGGCGGCAGAGGCATACTCACCTTTACGCCAGAGAATGGCCGCACCGAGACAGTGATTAGCTTTATGGATGATCCTGGTGAGGGCCAAGCATTTATACAGGCAGGCTGGGATGACGCACCACACCTATCAGAAGACGCTAAACGATTAATGCTGGATCAATACCCTGCCTACCAACGAGACATGAGATCCAAGGGCATACCGATGCTTGGGCATGGCAGGATTTATGACCTAGACGAAGACAGCATCAAGTGTGATCCATTTAAAATACCTGATCATTGGTTTGTCATTAACGCGATGGACTTTGGCTGGGAGCATCCGCAAGCGCACGTTCAGCTTATCGAAGACCGAGAGAGTGGCACGTTCTACGTTACTCAGGCGTGGAAAGCGAGTCATGTAGCACCAGAGGTTGCATGGGCGACAGTAAAGCCGTGGGCATTGGGCGTACCTACATCATGGCCCCTGGATGGATTGCAGACAGAAAAGAATGGCACAGCTAATCAGCAAAAAGATTACTACATCGATGCTGGTTTTGACATGTTGCACAAACACGCCTCATGGCCTGATGGCACTAATGGTGTTGAAGCTGGGTTGTACGAGATTAGAGACTTGATGATCAAAGGTCGGTTCAAGGCTGATCGTAACCTGCGTGACTTCTTCAATGAGTTCAATCAATACCACCGCAACGACAAGGGCAAGATCAGCAAGACAATGGATGACCTACTGGATGCTCTGCGCTATGCCTACATGATGCGTAGGTACTCAATACCTTGGGGTGAGCGCAACAGGCAATCGTCACCAGGTGTTATAGGTTCAATCTAATAACCGAGCAGAAGTATGTGAAATTATGAATATCATTAAACAAACTCCAGAAATGATTTTAGAGAACTGGAATTTTTTTGCTTACGCTATTGAGTCAACTGCGAGAAAAATAGGCGAGGCATATACGCCTTTACAGTTCTACGAGGTAATTGATTCGGGTGAGGCCACAGCATTCAATGTTTATGAAGCTGATGAGTTAAGAGGGTTGCTGGTTCTAACAGATCATAACGACAGGTACACAGGAAATTCTGTGTTACACGTTGATTTTGTTTATCTAACTGGGACTAGCCTAATTGCCGAGCTAGAAGAAACAATTAACAGGATTGCTGAAGAAGCATCGTTTGATCAGATTGAGTTTAGAAGCCCAAGAAGGGGTTGGTTTAAATATTTAGATGCGGCTGGATTTAAAACCAGCGCCACATTTTATAAGGAGTTGTAATGGGCGGTTCAAGCGGTGGTACAAGCAGTGGTGGTAATGACAATGATAGCGGCAATGATGACAAGCCAGCTAAGAAAAAGAAAGTCACACCTAAGAAAAAGAAAGTCACACCTGAGAAAAAAAAGGACAATGGCTCTGGCCAGTATTTTAAGAAACCTAAAGAAGTAACCACGCCAGTAACTCCGCCAAACAATAATAATGGAGGTGGTCATCCTGGTGCTGTTGCTCCGACTCCAAAACCGACTCCGAAGCCAACTCCTATAGCACCGCCACCTACAATGGTTATTGCTCCTAAGCCTACACCTCCAAAGAGCGGTGGACACCCTGGTGCAATAGCGCCACCTCCAGTGCTAAAGCCTAAACCTGTGGTTACTCCTAAGCCTGATCTACCTAATACGGGAAGCCCAGGCGCTGCCCCACCAAAGGTATACACCAAGCCATTACCATCGCCTAAGATTGTCAAAACGCCAATCCCTCAAGTGCCAGTTGATACTAAGGCCGCTGATGACTTAGCAGCTAAGGTAGCCGCAGAAGATAAGTTAGCGAAGGACACGGCAGCTAAAGATAAATCTGACAAAGCCGCGAAGGATGCGGCAGCAGCCAAAGCTTTAATTACACAAGCCGAAGCTAAATCCAAAGCCGATGCTAAGGCAGCCGAAGAAGCCAAGGCGGCATCTGAAAAAGCAGCGCAAGCAGAGGCGAGAGCCAAGGCATTAATCACGCAAGCAGAGGCTAAGGCTAAAGCGGATATAGCCGCAGCAGCTAAAGTAAAGTCAGATAAAGCGGCACAAGACCGAGCCGCAGCAAAGGCGTTAATCACACAAGCAGAAGCTAAAGCCGAAGCGGAAAAGGTTAAAGCAGCAGAGGATAAGATTGCATCAGATAAGGCGGCACAAGAAGCCGCAGCAGCCAAAGCTCTCATTACTCAGGCAGAAGCTAAAGCTAAATCAGAAGCAGAGGCAGCGGCAAAGGTAAAGGCTGAGGCAGAGAAGGTCGAAGCCGCAGCTAAAGCTAATGAGGCCCAGAAGCGCAAAGAGGCTGAGGATAAGAGAGTTAAAGCTCAAGCGGATAAGATAGCAGCCGAAAAAGCGATAGCCGATAAAGCAGCCGCAGATAAGATTAAGTCAGACAAGGCAGATCAAGAAGCCGCAGCAGCCAAAGCGTTAATCACACAAGCAGAAGCTAAAGCTAAAGCATCTATCTTACTTAGTAATGAGGCTGAACCAGCCAAGAAAGAGCGTATTAATCTATCAAAGGATAATAAAACTGTTGCCGAGGTGCCTAAGTATGACCAAAAGTATTGGGCTGACAAGTTAGCCAAGGGCAAGGCTGATGGCAATGATGATATTCAAGGCGACTTGAAGAGAGAGATGGATAGTATCGGCAAGAAGAAAGCTTATTCAGGTGACAAGGTTATTACTGAAGACATGAAGCGTAAAGCATCAGATGACCTTAGCCGAATTACTGGATCAATGGCTACCCTTCAAAACAAAGGTGTAACCAAGACTGAAGAGAAGAGTGGCTTGCTGGGTGAGAGGCTAGACACGACCTATAACTACAAGGGTGGGCCATCTATTGTCACTAGGGCAACTGATCCTATTATTAAGGGTGTTCGTTTAGGTGATAAGACCTCCACTACATTTGTTAACGGAGTAGAGGTGGCAACAAAGACAGGTAGTGATCCTCTAGGAAAAGATGCAAAGGTAACTAGGCCAGAGGGTTTAGCCAAAGGCATTAATGACCAAGTTGAAGCTAGCCCAGACCCAATCAAAGAAATCGTAGACATTGATAATCAGATCAAGACCGAGACTGACCCTGTAAAACTCAAAGCATTGCACAAACGCAGGCTAATGTTGATGCGTATGAATCGAACAAATACTAGATTTGCTGGTCTTTTAGGCGAAGCTGACACTAAACGAACTAACTTAATGAGTATTGAATAATGTATGAAAAAGAGCCTGGCAAGCAGATAAAGCCAACTGCGTCACCTATCGCGTTATTAAAGCGTTATGACCGATTAAAAGGTGATCGCACAAACTGGGACACCATGTGGGAAGAGTTAGCAACTTACCTCATGCCTGGCAAGACTAACTTTATCACGACCACCACCAGAGGCACTAAACGGGCCGCTGAGGTGTACGATTCTACAGGCATCCACGCATTACAGATCCTCTCAGCCTCTCTGCATGGGTCGCTTACAAGCCCATCAACTAAGTGGTTTGGGCTGCGCTTCCGTGAAGATGAGTTAAATGAGAACAAGGAAGCCAAAGACTGGCTTGAGAAGTGTTCTAAAGCTATTTTCCAAGAGTTCGGCAAGTCTAACTTTTCGACAGAAGTGGCTGAGGCTTATCAAGACATGGTGGGCTTTGGCACTGCTGTATTGCAGTTTGACGTAAAGACTAAAGATGCCGAGTTTGATGGCTTTAACTTTAGAGCGTGTCACTTAGCTGAAGTCGTCATTGCTGAGAGTGAAGAAGGCCGCATTGATACAGTATTCCGAAAGCTTAAGCTGACCGCACGACAAGCGCACCAGAAGTTTGGCGATGCCTGTGGCGAGAAGTCCATGAAAGCCTTAGAGACTGACCCTGATAAAGTGTTTGAATATGTACAGGCTGTGTTTCCCCGTGAGTTAAAGGGTGAACCAGCGATGGTTGCACCACCTAATATGCGCCCGTGGGCCTGCTATTTTATTAGTGTTGAAGACAAAAAGATTTGCAAAGAGTCTGGCTATTACGAGTTGCCATTTATGGTTCCGCGCTGGGCTAAGACTACGGGTGATATTTATGGCTTTGGCCCTGGCTGCGTAGCTCGACCTGATGTGAAAACCTTAAATGAGGCCCGTAAACTTGCCATGAAAGCGTGGGAGAAATCCATAGACCCCCCTCTCAAGGCGATGCAGAACGGCATACTCGGCAAGATTGATTTGCGTCCCAGCACAGTTACTTATGTGCGCGACATGAATAACCTAGAGCCAAT